GAAAAGCAAGAGGATAAAGCTCTCTACTTTTATCAATCATTTCTCGTAGTTCCGGCATAGAACGTCTAAGGATTAAAGCTCTGTGTGCTTTTCTGTGACAGTTACGCAGTGGGTCAATAATCATAGCGTATGATTTACCACCACCGGCTGCTCCACCGTAAAGAACATCTTTTTCACCGGCTGCAAGAAAGTCTGTTTGTGGACCTTCGTTAGCATGAAAAATAACTTTAGAGTCTTTAAGCACTTCTTGAATAGAAGGAACTGATTGTTCTATTTCATCTTCGGTAATTATGTTTGAAGAAGTTTCTTTTGTTATTTTTTTAATAACATCTTCTTCTGCTTTTAGTTTAGCTTCTTTATATGCTAGTTTCTTTTTAACTTTTTCAAGTTCTTTCTTTTGTTTTGCTAATGCGTTTTTTCTTTTTTGCTCAGCTGAATATTGATACTTTGATTTAGGAATGTCATGTTTTTGTACAATCTTTGATAAACCTACATGACTAATTTTTCTGTTAGTTTCTGTTGAAAGCGACAGGGCTGCATCACGTAAAGACAATTCTTTATTAAGAACTGAGTCTACATATTTTTGCAGTAATAAAAGTTGCTCCGGAATAGGAGCTAGATAGCCTTTAGTAGAATTACTAAGTCTATACCCAAAAGGAACTGTACTTCCTTTCTTTTTTAAATACCCTTCGGGTATGACCATTTAGATAATCCACATAACAATTAAAGCACAGACAAAACCTATGCCACACCAACAACCCCAAACTTGTAAGTCTGTAAGTTCGTTAGCGTCAATAATACTATTTACTCTTTTTTCTAGGAGTTCTTTTAACATTAGGTTTCCTTGTTGTTGTTGGTTTTTTTACAGGGGATAAAGCTTTTTTAAATAGCTTACTATAAGCTTTCTTTACTTTCTCTATCCAGTTTTTAATCTTGTTCATTCTTTTTCTCCTCGGCTTTATTTTTGTTGCCGAATATTCTTTCCCAATTATCTCTATAATCATCTGTATAGAAACCCGGTCTAGGATTTGCACCCTTACTACCGTGGGTATTTTTATAAATTGGTGACCTAAATGTTATAGGTTTCTCGTCACTTCCTATTTGTTTTCCAGCCATTATCTGTATTGCCTTGTTTTTCTTGCTATTTTTTTTGGTTGTGAAGAGTGTTGTTTACCGGCAGCAGTGTCTTTTCTTTTCTTTGCTGTAGTTGCTGCATACTCTGAAGAACTTAAAGATTCTCGTGCAGCTTTAGGTAAATACCTTTCTCCAGTTTTACTAGATTTTTTACCTGACTTAGTCCCCCAGTCTTGAGTTGTCCACTCTCTTAAAGATTTTTGAGGGTCTTTACTTGCCATTACTTGTAGCCTCCACCTGCAGCTTTGTATGCTTTAGCTAACATCTGTGCTTTACGAGCAGACCATTGTCCGGCTCCACCACCTTTAGTACCGGCTTTAATCCGATTAAAAATTCTTTTACGCATAGTAGGCTTTGTGTAGTTACCTGCTTTGTTTACTGTTGATTTCTTTTTTGCTACCATTTTACTTTATTTGCCCAATATGCTGCAGACAAAACTCCTCTTTTAATATTTTTACCATGTCTAGCCTTAAAACTTTTACGCTTTGCTTTCATTTTAGCTGACTCACCTGCTTTAGGCTTACCTGCTGTAGAAGCTCCTTGCTCTCCAAATCTAATTGTTTTAATCGTATCTCCTGATTTAGCCACAACAACGTGTGACTTCTTAGGATGATTAGGTGTACGTTTAGGTTTATTATAACCACTAACTCCTATTCTTGATAGTCTACTGTCTTTTTCTTTACCCATTAGTGTATTGTCCTTTTGTTTTCTGTAGGTATTGTGTTTAAATACTCTTGTTCTAACTCATCGTTAATATAAATACTATCAAGCTCTCCAACAACAACTAAGTGATTTTGAGATGCAGCTAGTTCTGCTTTTTCAAATGTCGAAGCAATGATATTAGGTCCTGCAAAGGTTGTTCCGTAGGCTTCCATTTCAGTCAGAAATATCTTCATAGTCTGCATCCTCTGCTACAATGTCTATTGTTTCTTTTTCAGGTAGTATAAAAATACCACCAGTTACATTGTGATTTATTTCCATTCTTTCTTGTTTACCTAAACCAACCCTATCAAGGATTGTCTGGGCTGCTTGTAGTTTTACATTTGCCTGTGGCATAGCTGTATCACTTGTCATTACTTCTACGAGTTTAAATGCAGCAGAAGGGGCTTCCCTTGCGAGTACGTTTGAGGCTAAATCTACTATTTCTTGTCTAAGACTTTTTATAATTTGGTAGTGATTGCCAGAATACCCTGCAAGTTCCGCTGAAAGTTTAAGATTTCCCTTAGTCTCTATAAGATTACTAAGGAAGTTTTCTTGTTTTTCTGTTAATTTTCTCGTTGCCGGTAATGCCATACATCTTATTATAGTGGTTTATTGATAGTTTGTCAAGCTTATAAAACTTTTTATGCAAAACACTTGACAAAAGTGAATCTCAACGCTATACTAACATTAAGTGTGCCGAGGTTCAATACCTATATTCGGTACCTATCTGACCCGACCTAACCTCCCCAAACCTTACCAAAATCTACCAAGTTCTTACGAGCCCGACCTAACCTACTTAACATCCTATTTGGCATAAAATGTATAACATTGTGCATATATGGGGTGAGGGGGTGGGGGTGCTCCTGCCTACCCCCTAGAGCTTGGTAAACTCTGCAGAGTTTAGGGGGGTGGAGTACCTAAGTTCTACGAACTTACCAAGATTTACCAAGATTTACCTAGCTCTTTAGAGCTAAATCTCAAGTTTACAAGGATTTCAGAGAAATGTAGAGCCTACATAATAAAAAATAAACTCTAAAGAGTTTACCAAGCATTATTGTATTGACAGGCTTTCTAAGACTTTTCCAAAGGAAAGAACCCCAATGGTCGTTTCATTGTTTTGAAGCTCTCAGAGAGCTTTACAGAGCCACGTAGAGCCATGCAGGAAAGCATAGCTTCGTGTAGCTCAGCAGGAATATTTCAGCAGGTGTCAACAGGCACAGAAACACCCAAGCCAAAAGGCGTATGTTTACGTGTGTGTTTTCGTGTAGGAATTTCAGGCAAAAAAAACCCCACTAGAAGTGGGGCTTTACAGGTACTAAGCTATGCTTAGATAGCCATGAGCTTCTTGTAAGCTCTCATAGCCTTAAGGCTATCAGCAGGGATACTCTTTAGAGTAAGAAGCCTAGCTACTTCCCCTTGAAGCAAGGGGTTTTTATCATCGTTCAGCTTCTGAACAAAGTGACCATGGAGAGTTCCCCATTTGATGTCCTTTGGACATTTAGGCAACTTACTAAAGTAAGAAGCTAGTTTCCTGACCATTCCATATGAAGCTTTGCTTTTAGGCTCAGCAACAACGAAGTTGGATTCTGTTGAAGTATTCGTGACAGTTTTTGTTGAATTTTTGATAATCAACTCCTACCCTAAAGGGTAAAATGCTTGGCGACATTGCCAAATCAACCCCACCATGACAGCTTCCCAGAATTTGTCAACACCTTTCTGCACGTAGAATATTATTCTTCCTGCGTGAAGAAAGTAAAACTGCCCCAAAACTGCCCAAAAAAATCACCGAGATTGCCCCGAAAGATTTACATGTAAGTATATATACGCGTGGGTTTACGCACGTGCACACATAAGATTTCACTCCAACTTTTCATCACAGAAAAGAGCACGACTTTACGTATAAATCGTGTAAATATTTACGTGTTATGTAGGTGTAAAACTTACACAAGAATCGCTACGTAAATAAATATCTTTACGTGTGCCTTCCTTCTTGACAATTCCAGACCGAACTGCCATTGTTGTTGGGCAATCAGCAATGTCGTTGGTTGCTAATTCGGACTATTGAGTTCGGGGAAATGATATGAACGAAAAAGAAATAATTGCTCGACCTGTCTTCGACAGCAGAGACAGAGAAAACTATGACCTTTACGATAGTTCTGATGACTATGGAACGGGGCACGACCTTGATGTTGTTGAATATATTTACAACCAAGAGAAAATTAACAATGGAATTGTTGAAACACAATTTGATTTCCTACAAATCGGAGAATAATTATGGAAAATTTAATAGAAAAAATCAGTGAAACTAGGTGCGAAAGGCTTTTGAATCCTCAAATGTCTGACCACTTCAGAACTTTCTTTCAAGGAAAGTATGGCATGAAAATATACGACATCAAGGTCGGCAGAAAATGGGTATATATTCGCTCAAATTCTCACCGAGCTCGACTAACCCTTGCGAAGTTTAAAACCCAAGCGTTTGTTCAGTGGTACTGTGATGCAAGAACTCACGCTAGTTCAGAGACTTACAGAGAAACGGGTAAATATAAAAAGAGCAGAGGTTGGTGGAAAAACTATGGTTTTGAATCTAATCCTGCAGATGTAAATATTAACCGAGGACACTTGATATGGAAATAATTAATCAAAACATATGTGTTTGTGATACTTGCGACCTTCCTTCTGATTTCGGAAGGGAGACTTTCTGTGATGCAAACGCTTATGAAGCTTATAAAGTTTATGAACATGGAATATTTTATGCGTCAAGAGAAATTGACGATACTTATTTATGTAATGACTGTGCATAAACACATAAATATTAAATACTTACACGCCCCTTCCTTGTTGACAAGGTTGGGGTTAGTCCGTATGGTGATGGCAACTCAACGACTGCTCACTCAGTCATTTTAAAGGTACTTACTTATGAAAAAGAAATGTGAAAATCCGAACGGCATTGCAAATATGAAAGCTATTAGAGCTAGTAAAACTAAGAAGCTAATGATATTTGATACAATGATAGGTGTTAAACGATACTTAACTGAACAGCGTTATCGTTTTGTATCTAATTTTT